CTTTTTTATGGCACAAGGCCGTTATTTAAGTGTATTGATTTTTGACACAGGTCTACTCATCAATACGTTATTATAGTATCATAAAAATACTAATTTGTCAAGCACTAAAATAGCACTATATTTTTAGTATTATGTACTATTATTATAGTATCATAAAAATACCAATTTGTCAAGCATTAATTTAAGTGATTTTTAAATGAGAACAAAACAAGAACATTTGTTTTGATGTGGGTGGCCTAAAAGGCCACCCTTTGGGTCAGTTTTGAGAGATAGATTAATCGTCCTCAGCTAATTTACTAAAATACGATAATGATTCATCATCATCGGTGGACGATACTTTCCCCACAGAGCCGTTAGAAGATTTGGGTACGCTATTACTAGCAGGTGGGAGGTCAATATCTTCTACAGACTCCGTGCTTCTTGTTCCAGTAAGTACCTTATTCAGTTTCTCTTTGAGTTCATCATAAGATTTAAAATTACTAGGATCAATGAAGGGTTTTAGAGCATATTGAGATTTCCATAATGCGTCAATCTCCTCGTCACTAGGTTTTACCCTACTAACTTGCTCAAATTCAGATTTATCATAATTCCAATAACCGTCAACTTTTCTGATTTTTAGTTTAAAGTTTGCACCTTCCCAAAAATCAAATGGGTTAACTGCCTTTTCATCTTCAAATTGAGGATTCATTGCTTCAGTTATTTTATCAAATATTTTTTTACCATATTTGAATAAAAATACCTTACCTTCATTTTCAGGATGTTTTGGATCAGATACTACTAATACATTTGAATAGTATTGTAGTTTTCTTTTTCTTTTTCTTGCAATCTCTTTATCAGCTTCAATACCAGTATTCCATAATCTAGTATTTTCTTCTGACACAGGATCTTTTTTGTTTAATGTTGTTAAACTATTTTCAATGTACCATTGACCACCAGGTCCTTGAAATGCGTGATGCCAGACTCTTTGCCAAGGCATATCTTCGCCTTCTACAGCAGGTAAGAATCTTAATACTGCAAAACCATTACCTGATTTATCTAGTTCTGGTTTCCAGAATCTATCATCTTGGTACTTGTTTTTAGTTTCGGGTTTGTCGATTGTTTTTTCTAACTGTTTAGTTAGAACGTCAAAATTAGATTTTGACTTTTTGAGTGCTTCTAAAGCGTTTGACATTATATTCTCCTTTGTATATATTGTTGTATGTATTAATGTAAATATTAATATAAGTATTAATATTATTTATAAGAGTTCTTCCATTCATTGTAACCTTTTAACCAGTTTTTATGTGAAGTTTTACCCTTATCACCTTTTAATCTTCTTTTTAAAGATCGCAAAGTTCTTAATAAGAAGTTTATTAATCTTAACATAGTTCTATTGTATCATTCTTTCTGCAATTTGTCAAGCAGCTGTGCTTGAGTAATATAAGTTAGTGTTCTTAAATTAGTATCTTTCTCCCAAATACTCCACTCATTTATTTTTTGATTTGTAGGATTATTATCTATTGCTTTGTTAACTTTAAAAAACTTTCTTTTTCTTTCCCAATCCATAAGAGTGAACCATTGATTTACCCAATTATTATGAGGTGTAGCACCATTATCAACAGAAACATAATTTTTAGTACCTTTGTATAAATTATTAACTTTACCTGTATCAGAAACTAAATCGTGGCCAATCAAATAGATTTCATCTGGATCTTCTTTCTTACAAGCAATAAAACCAGAAGTGGCACCACACGCCCATCCGTGATCTTTATAATTTGGCATTACATCTTTTACACAATGAGATTTATCGTCTGGTTGTATCCAAGATACGTAAATTGATGAGTGATTTATTTTTTCTTGTACAATTTCTTTTGTGGCGTGTTTATAATCTCTTTTAATAGTTCTTAATACTTTAACCATACCTTTCATATTAGAACCGTGTATAACAAACTCCTGAGCATTACCTCTTTCGTTTTGTTTTACAAAATCAAACTCTTTTAATTCTTGTAATTCTTCATCAGTAGCAACACCTTTTAATGTCTGGTCAAACATCATAGCAGGTAGTTTTGTCCAGTTTCTAAAATAACATTCCTTTTTAAGAGCAATACCACTATGATATATTTCGTGTGATATACCATTATCTACGGCTGTTAAAACATCTATGTCATTTGGATGATCTCTATAAATGGCATTACAACCATAAACACGCCCATATTTTTTTAAAATAGAAATATCAAAATCTTTTCTACTTTCACCATTACCTAATAAAAATACTCTTTTCATATCAACTTAACATCAAAATTAATTACAGTTCTCTTTACATATGAAGTAGGAGCATTACCAGAATGGTAATATTTTCCATCAAACATAAGCAATCTACCTCTTTTTGGATTAATTCTTTTTAATATCTTTACATTTGCCTCATTCATATAAACTTTACCATTATATGTTTTATCAAATATAACTGTATCGCCATCTGTGTCATCAACATAATAAATCAAACTATAATAATTTTCATTTGTATTTAAATCACAATGAGGTGGACAATATTTACCTAATGTGTGATTGGGATATTGTAAAGTTCTTCTAATTCTTATTCTAATTATATCTGTCAATTTCAAATTTGTTTGTTGCTCTAAAATATATAACATAGGTTTTATCTTTTCATATATTGGAGATTTGATTTGTTTATCAACATAAACAGTATGAGTTAAACCTGGAGTGTCAGATACATTTTCATCTTTAAATTTTTCTTCTAATGTATCATAATCATAACCAACTAAAATAGAGTCATTTAAATACCAAGGAAAGGTATTTTGATTTAAATTATCTTCTATTTCTTTTTGATATGAGTCAGATATAAAATTATCAAATATTTTAATCATTTTCTTCTCCTAAAATACCATCTCCAACAAGCAGACCTTGTCATAGACACTACAGTAAATATTATTGCTATACCAAAACTATCAAATATAGTAGGATGTAAATCAAATAAAGGAAATATAGTTAGTTGTATAATAACGGCTAAAAAGAAACCACTACCTACATCTATAACACTTTCTTTTATATCTTTTTTAATCATCTGTGTTTTTATCTCTTGTAACTAAGTTTTTTGGTTGTTCAATTGGCATTCCTGTTTTGTCAAACCAACGATTGTCTTTTGTTTTATAGACATAACTTAAACTACCGCTTTTAAGTTTGATTGATTTTGTTTCAATTGGTCCATTGTATGTTCGGCCGTTCTTGTTTATAAGTTCTAACGTGCCGTATAGATTTTGATATAGTCTATCGCCTTCTAAATTTGAAAATGGAATTATTACTTGTTCTTTTGTCATTGTACAAATACCTCCTTCATAATAAATTTACACTTCGTTAAGTTATAATTAACAAATGGTTTTAATTTATGAATTTTTTTAGAAAGTTCAGGCCAAACAACCGTCTCATCAATTTTTTTATCCCAATTTTTGATAAACGATAATATCTTATCCAAGATGATGATTGTCTGTATTGAGATTTGTTTTGAAAGAAGTAACCGTAACAATCTAGGATGTTGTCCGTTAGATACATCAAAAACATCATCAAACTTACCATTACTATCGTTAATAATGCCAGCAATCCTATTGCAATCCATTCTAAAGTTGTATGTAAAAGATTCACTAAACTTTTTCCACTTGGTATATATTGTTTCACCGTCTGCACGAATTAAATCTCCTATCCACGTTTTTGAGTTTTCAAAAAAATTACTAACAAAAAACTCAAGCATTTGTTCTTCATTATATTTAGTTGCTAATTTGTGAAAGAAAAATCTATCATTTCTTTTAAGGAAACTATTCATTGAAGAATTAACCTTTGCATTATGTTTAAAAAAATCATAATCTTCAGTAGTAAAATGTAGTTTAATTGCTAGATAGAGTTTATAGGTCTCATAACTGTTCATATTGGCAATTTAGATGTGTTAGATTTTTCTAACAAATTTAGATTTTCAGCTTCTATTTGTATTTTTTCTTTTAAAGATTTATTAATTAAAGATGAAACTGTGCCTGTATCAATATCATTTGTTTCACAATAATTAAGTACAGCATCCAGATAAGATATTTTTTTCTTTTTAACTATATCCTCAATGATCAAACCAAACTTTTTACTATTTAATAACATAGTATCATTATATCATATTTTTAAAGATTTGTAAAGTACCTGTTTTTGTTAAGATACAGGCAAACTTAAAGATTA